TATCACGGGTACTACTACAAAAGGTAGTCAGGAAATTACTGAGGTATCCAATACGGATATGGCAAAAGTTAAATACTCGGATGTGATAACTTCTGATAATTTACCTATGGGTTATTATGGTCCCACAAAGATTGCTGCTGCAAAGGCGGCCGAAAATAAAATTAGAATTAATGATTTGATTTATGATATAGGTACAGTAGAACAATTTATGAATACTGTTACCTTAACTGGTGGAACTTGGCCGATGGAAGTTGATGGTGGTAAAATAGAATTTACAGGAGGAGGGAGCGGTACGGTAATTAGTAGGCCGAGTGATATTAAATTAACACTTTCAACTTCAGCAAATATAGAACCGGGACAAACTTTTACTGTAACATATGGTGGTGTTGCAAATTCAAATGGCGTAACAACGTTTACAGTTAATAGTGTTCCTTTCGGTCATGGAAAGGATGATATTTTTTGTCAAGTTAAGATAACTGCTGAGGGTATCGTTAAAAATCCTAACTGGAAACCTATAGGCGATGGAGTTGGCGGATATAGTGGTGCACATGAGAGCCCAGATGATACATTGACTGCTAATACAACACAATTTGTGGGACTTTTAGGATTCTATGATCCAGATAACGGTTCTGCTAATGCGACAAACGATTTGACCAGATCAGCTAGAGAAGATTTCACATCTCAGGGGAAAGAATTTAATGAGACTGAATATCCACTTATAGAAGTAAATCCGTTTAAGCCGTCTGTAGGTATTACTCATCAATCATATAAAGAAGAAAACAATGAACTCACAGGAACCCAACCGGCGTCATTGGGCCGTGATGATGTATATACTGGAAGATATATTCGATGGGATGTAAAAAGAGCATCGGCTCAAGGTGCGGAACCAGAACACAGATATTATACAGATAGTGCAGAGAAATTTTATTATGAATTACCTTCTGTTTCACAGTATACTTGTGGTTCAGTTACTATGGGTGCTACTCATACAATGCCGAACTCAGCTGAACCACCTACCGCAATTACGAAAACTGGGTTATCGGATTGTGTCAGTAGAATACACGGAACATCCGTTTCTTGCGATAGTGTTACTGTTTCTGTGGGAGCTACAGGGGATATTCCTATTGATGATAATACAACTCATCCTCCTACAAGTGGAGCTGGTGGTGCACCTAGTGCAGATTCTACCATAGGAAATTTTTATACAGTTGGTGCAAATAATTACATTTATATAAACAGATTACATTATGAGACCGTTACTTCTGGAAACACTGGTTGGACTGCCACATTTGCTATAGATTCTACAGTATATCCTTGTCGATATAATTTCGTACAGAAACACATATATGAGGCAGGAGGCACAGCAAACTCTACAATGAATGCTGATGTTCAGTTTATACGTGATACAGTAGACGATTTACAAGCGGTAGATGCATTCCGTGATCCTCTTGTTTCGGGCGCAGAAGCTGGTGGAAGTGGAATATCTGATGTAGATTTTGATACTTATTTGGCGTCTGAACCTGATGCTGATTTGGCTATATTATCTACTTCATTAACTAATTATCGTAATTCACTTAATAGTCAAAACAGAACGGGTGATAACAATGGAAATAGTAATAAGGGGTCGGTAATAACATATGCAAACACGGCATGGGCAGCTTTTCATTCTGAAATGCAAACCTTTCTTGATAACTGTTTAAAACGTGTTACTGAAATAGATACACGTATTGGAACACCAACTCGTTCAGGAACCCGTGCAACTACTCGGGGTACACCCCCAAAGATCCGTGTGTCAGCAATTCCCTCATCGAATACAACTGGAGGACAGGTTCCTTATGGTAGATCGATTTATAATAATGTTAATAATTTATTAGGGAAAGACCTTGACCTGTTAGGTAAGTTAATTCAAGATGTTCAGGCATTAACGACACAAATAGATTTGGTGCGAAGAGCAAGAAACAAATTTGAAATGTATAATGGTAGAGATAAGGAGTATTAATTATGTCAAAATGGAAAGAAGATGATGTAACAAGAAATGATCTTGTGAAATTATTAACGAGTATGGAAAAGTTTGCCAAAATACATAGGGAGTCACTTGTGGAACAGAAGAAAGTTTGGCAGGCACAATTAGATAGAGCAAAAGAAGAAGAGGAGAAGAGTGGCAGCAGTAGTTGATACGGGTAAAGTATATACCGCAACATTTTCAAAACATGCGACAAGCCCCCTATTTACGGTTTCGTCTCCTAGCACATCTTTGGTGGTAACAGGTGATATTATCTATGTACATAAACTTGTAGGTTCTACTGATGGTCCCCCCGCTGAACAACCAACTTCCGTTCTGGCAGCTGGAGGTCAATTTCAGACAATAGATGAGTATGGTCAGGCTATGGAAGAGGGCCAATGGAAATATGAAGTTGGAACGGAGTATCATGTTTTGGAAGCGGCCGAAGGCGGAAAAACATTCACACTTGAAGAAGAACTTGATTCTTCAGGTGATGGTAGTAAACGAACAATAGAATTTCATCGGAAGGTTCCGCCAGATTTACTTGACCAGATTCCCGATCCTGGCGCGGCAGAACCTACGTTACCATATGATGGTTGGGGTAGATGGACTGGTGCAGGTTCAGGTACCATTGTTGATATAGCAGAGAAGGCAGCTTCTTTAGCTGAAGAATTAAAGACTTCGGTATCCTTAGCTCAAACGGCAATGACTGCCGTGAAATGGATTGCAGAATTATCAGCAGCAAATGCATATGCAGCAATATTAAATAAATTAGCAGATGATATGCTTGCACAAGTTCAAGACATTAAAAATGCTGGATATTGGTATTTACTTGTTGATCCTTATTTGACTAAAAATGTGGAACCGCAAAAAATCGAAGAATTGGGATGGCAGGTTCTAAGAGATGATTCTGGGAGAAGATTATGGTGGAAACCGGCTGGTGAATTACTTGAAGATGGGACTGTTATATTACCTGAAGATACAACTGTTTCTGAGGGGTCAGACGGGCTTCCAGCGGCACCGCAGACATTGGATGTCTGGGAACCAAAATTAGCTTGGCCGAGGAAAGTAATAGCCGGTGGATTCAACTCGCGCAGTGGACCCCCATACGATGACAAATTTAAGAACATGTCTCCTTTTCCTAAATATAATGCCAAAAAGGTTGTAAAAACAATGATCGCGGCTATGAATGATGAAGGTGATGTTCCAAAATATAAGCCAGCAGGTCAAGGGAAACAGATGCCAGCAATTGGTGCGGTTGTATTTAATGAAGCCGGTGAACCCGTTCTTGGCTGGGATCCCAGAGATAACCCCACAAATAGATATGGTGAACCTTTATATAATATGGGATCTAAGAGATCGGATGGAAGCGCGCACCTCACAAAAGAGTTACAGGAGGGTTGGAAAGATGAAAGAGTTCTAATCACGCTTCAAGAGAAAGTTGGTCGGCCACTTATACAGGGGAGCACGATGACATTTGGTGCTTTCTCCGAAGGTTTCAGAGAAAATTATGCTAAAGAAGATTTGAGTACACCTTCATCGGCTGTTGTGTTTCTTGTAGGTGCAATATCGTTTGAACATTTCGCAGAAAGCTTTAATAATTTTTCTAAACTTTTTACTGATTTAGCGGCAATAGGATCGGCAGTAGCGGATAATCTTGTGGATACATATGAAAAATTTAGTAATCCTGATCCATATATTTTAAAATTAACTCTGTGTGATTCAAATTATAAATTATTTGAAGAGGGAGATGTTATACGTGGAACAAACTTTGGAGGATTAGCTAAAATAGTATCAGTTAATGCAGAAGCTACTATGGCAACTTCAATGGTTTCTACTATATTAACAGCTCAAACAGATGATATAGGACAAACAAGACAACGATATAAAGAAGTAGATTTGAATGCGGTTGGTCGATATATGGATATGGAGGTGGGCGTACTACCAATTGCTACTATGGAAGCTCAGGGCCCCGAAAAGTTTATTATTAATGACACGGTATATGAACAAGAAAAGGTGGGTAAATATGGTCAATCTAGTTCAGCTCCAGATGAAAAGATAGATATTTGGCAGACTAAAGGAGCGGATGCGGTTACAAACGCAAGTCAAGATACTACAGTAAGTAAATCGGGAGCCGGAACAGTAAAAGCCGGAAGCTCGAGAGTATATCCTAAATACGGTGTAATTGCCATGGAAAAATTGGAGGTTCCACGAGAATCAGTAAAACCTGATTTTCAGGGTATTCAAATTGGTCAATTAGTTCCTATGTGGAATGAAGTATTCGAATATATTGAAGGATATATTAATCAGGTAAAAGGTTATGTTGCAACATCTACAGATTTCATTGATGACATGATTGGAACAATAGAAGAATGGATAGCATTTTTAGATGACTTAGTGGAAACAATAACAGAATTCTTGAAATTTTTTGAAGTAGATTTATCAAATTCCGGAATATATTCCCTACATATATCGGGCAATGTTGATGGAACCGCCGGGATAGCAAATGAGCTAGAATCGGCAAGTGGACTTCCAGATAATTTAGATTATGCTATGGGTATTATTTTTATTGGATCAGGTGATTCAGGCCCACTTTTGGATGTATTATTTGATCCTAATGACCGAGCATCGAAGGGTAAAGATCAATTACTTACATACGGCTAAAGTAACTAAATAATACAGAGGATTATATGGCCACAACAAACGGAAAAGATTATATAGATTTTGATATGGATTTTACTGCGCATCCTACAACAGGTGATCTGGTGCAGGTTAAAAAAAATAATGTTATTAATCGTTCTATTCAAAATATATTAAAAACTGCTTGGTATGAACGATTAATGCAGCCAGATATTTCAGGAGGTGTAGGTGGACTTTTATTTGAAAATTTTGGACCCCTAACTGATAGCAGACTTGCAAAGGCAATTAAAAATTCTATACAAAAATTCGAACCTAGGGCAATAGTAAAAAAAGTGAAGGTTATACGAAAAGAAGAACAAAATGCTTATCAGATTTATATTGAATATTTACCAGATAATAGTACCCAGACCGAATCAACTGAAACATATTTGGAAAGGACAGGATAGAGAGACATGGCTAGCACAGAAGGAAAGTTAAATGTATCTGAATTAGATTTCACACAGATTAAAGAAAATCTTATAGGATTTTTACAGAATCAAAATGAATTCATTGGTTATAATTTTCGAGGTTCATCATTTGATGTTCTTCTCGATGTAATGGCATATAATACACATTATAATGCATATTATGCTAATATGGTAGCAAATGAAATGTTTTTAGATTCCGCAACTCTTAGAAACTCGGTAGTTGCAAGAGCAAAACATTTGGGATATTTACCTAGATCGGCTAAAGGATCAAAAGCAACGGTTAATCTCACAATTACACCGACAGGTGATCCTGCGGTTATAACAATTCCGAGATTTACTCAATTTCAGGGTGATGTGGATGGTGTTAATTATATTTGGTGTACCTCTAATTCACATTCAGTTAATATCAATGCCAATCTTATCTATACTGTATCCGATGTTGAATTAACTCAAGGCATACCAATTTCTTATAAGTATACTGCTGCTACATCCGATGTTGACCAGAGATATCTTCTTCCTAATGCAAATATTGATACTGATACATTGACAGTAACGGTTCAAACCTCTGATACTGAATCAGCATCTTTTGCATATGATTTAGCGAATGATGTTACTACTGTTAATTCCACTTCTAAGCACTATTTTTTAGATGCACAAGATGACGGGTTGTTTGAAGTACAATTTGGAGACGGAATATTAGGTAAAGAAATAGCAAACGGAAACATCATCACATTAGCCGGATTAGTAACAGATGCAAATACTACTAATGGTTGCAAGAACTTTTCCGTTGTATCGGATGTTGGAGGGTATTCTAATGTTCAAATAACTACAGTCGGTGCTGCAGGGGGTGGAGCCCCACAAGCTGATATCCACGAAATTAAATTTAATGCACCTAAAAGTTTCGATGCACAAAATAGATGTGTTACTACTTATGATTATGTCAGTCTAGTTAAAAGAGATTATCCTGAAGCACAATCAGTAGTGGCGTGGGGTGGAGAGGATAGTGATCCTCCAATTTATGGTAAAGTTTACGTAGCAATTAAACCTAGAATTGGAAATGTTTTGTCACAGGCCGCGAAATCCCGAGTAGAAAAGGCAATTCTATCTAAAAGAAATGTTGTAGGTGTGACCTCCGTGGTTGTTGATCCGGATTATCTATATTTGGGATTAGACACTACAGTAAAATACGATTCTTCTTTAACATCTAATAGTGAAGCTGTATTAAAACGAACAGCAACATCTACAATTAGAAATTTTGTTGATACTAATTTAAAAGATTTTGATTTGGCATTTAGATATTCGAATATAGTTCGATTATTAGATGAATGTGAAGTTTCTGTAAAAAGTAATCAGACTGCTGTATCACTAAAGAGATACCTTTATCCTTTGATAGGATATACTGCTGCATATACTTTAAAATATTCTAATGAAATATATCACCCCTCTAATACCTTTTGGGGCTCTATAACAAGTAGTAAATTTTCTTATAGAGACACAGCGAATACTGTATGGCCTGATTGTCGATTTCAAGATGAAAATGGATATGTTCAGGTATATAGAAAATTTGGATTAGAAAGAATTCTTGTTGCTAATAATATAGGAACTATAACCTATTCAACAGGAGAAATAAATCTTACTGGATTTTTACCTGAAGAAATAAATACAGTAATAACAGGTAATACTGAACCTATGACCGTTTCTGTTATTCCCGCCTCATCGGATATAAAACCAGTCCGTGAACAAATTTTATTACTAGAAGACAGCGATATTACTGTTACCATGTTAGATGATTCCCCATCAGGAACATATGTCTCCGGTGTACATAGTAAAGTAGATGGATCAACCCTACGTACAGGATATGAGAAAGCGTAAATGGCCGATAAAATAAAAGAAGCGAAGGATATCTCATCACTAATAGAGACCCTTCTTCCTGAATTTATAACCGCTGACCATGCAAAGATGAAAATCTTTGTTGAGAAGTATTATGAATTTATGGAATCACATCAGGTTTATTTTGAAGGTATTGCATTTAATGAATTTAAGCTTGTACAGGAAGGTGTTGATGATGCATCATTAGAGCCCGACTACTGGATTTTTGAAGATGAGATCAATACAAAATTGATGCCTAATGGTGATCCTAACGAATTTTATGATGACCGTGTTCTTGAAGGCGGTATAGTAAACCACAGAATTCAATTAGAAACTGAACGCGATACTTCAAAAGATGATCAATTATCATTTATAATAGGTGAACTTGTTTATGGTAATACTACTGATGCAGAAGCAGTTGTCACTGGTATATCCGGAAACACTATTGCATGGATAAAACCCACCACTAAAACAAACTTCATATATGGAGAAGAACTTACAGGAGTAGACTCCCGTGCTTGGACAACATTCGCAAATGGTGTCGTTGCCGGGATTTTCCCCGAACAATCTATAGAAGGTTTTCGTACAAGAGGGCCAATTGCTGCTACTAAAGAACTAAAAGATTTTCAGGATATTGATACTACTGTAGAGGGTTTGATTGATTCTTCTTGGAAAAAAGAATTTTATACTCATGTTCCGAAACAGGCGGAAACAGACAGAAGAGCTCTTCTTAAAAACATGAAAGAAGTTTATCGCTCAAAAGGCGGCGAGGCATCTTATGATTGGTTATTTAGAGCAATTTTCGATTCACAGGATGTAGATTATTATTATCCTAAAAATGATATGATGAGGCTGTCTGATGGTAAATGGACAAAAGACAAAACAGTTAAAGTTTTAACAGATACCGCAAATAATGCTCATTTATTTGAGGGTAAAGAAATTCGAGGACATTCATCCAACGCCACCGCTATAGTAGAACAGACCATTACGAAAACGGTAGGTATGACTCAAATTACTGAGTTGTTCTTATCTAATATTATAGAAGGTACTGGTAAAGATGGAGTTACCGGATTTTTTAGAAAATATGAAGGCGTTGAAACTGAACCAGATGCTAATAATGACACAGCTTTAGGATTTTGTTCTGGTATTATTTCAGATGTTACTATTCAATACGGTGGTAGTAATTATGAACTAGGTGATAGAGTACAGTTTGTTTCTGGTGGAGGTGCTGAGGCCAGAGGAGAGGTTACTGCACTTGTAGATGATATTCTTAAAGGTTTTAGGATAGTTGATGCTGGAGACGGATATTGTGTAGGAGATAAATTAGATTTTATTGATGGTGGTACAGGAGGAGAGGGTGCCGCAGCTACCGTGGGAACTATTGTTCCTACAGGAAAACTTTTAAAGAACAGTAATATAATTAAGGATGTTGAACAACATACTATTAATTCAAATAACGTTAATAAACCTTTATTTGCAAATTCATCACACACATTCACCGCAGAAATTAAAGATGATTCCGGTTACATTTGGGGTGCGGCGGGCTCGTTCTTTACTTCACAATTCTTCAATGTGGGCGATCTTATTAAAAGACAAAAAAGAATTGATAGTACAGAAGTCTATCCTGAGGGACCCGGTAAAGGAATTACCTTAACACAATCTGGTACAACGGTTACACTTTCGAGTCCACTTGAAACTTATGAAGTTTCAGCCATTATTGGAGGAAAACTTACTTATGCAAATGGTAATAATACTATTATTGCCGCACAGGGAAATACTACTACACTTTATACTAGAGATGCACATGCAATAGGTAGTGGACAGGATTTTAATATTTACTATGGAGATGAGGATCCTTGGGCACCTAGTGCAACAGTAGTTGCTGCTAATAGTGATATTCTTGTTTATACTCTTAATTCAGTCCATGTTGACGATTTAGGAAAACAAACAATAACAAATTTTTCTAATAATGATACACTTATTCTATATGATACTTCAAAGGGTGTATTGGGTGATGCTCTAAATGCAAACAGTAGTGATGCCGCATTTACCCATACGGGATTTGTGTTTGATATAGCTAATACTCCCGAGAGTGTTTCTGGTTGGAGTGTTACTTTAGGTGACGCTTTTGCTATAGGAGGAGGATATGTTCAAAATCAAATAAATACAGATTGGGATGTATCTCCAATATTAACTTATACGGAACACGATTTTGGTTCTATTAACACGTTAGCAATTACTGATGGTGGTTCCGGATATCAACGTTTGCCCATAATTACAGTAGCTAATACTTTATTGACAAGTATAGGTAACTCAAGAGAACATACTGGTGATCTTAATTCTATACTTAATGTTAATTTACATTCTTATTCTACCGGAACAATAACACAAATTGGCCAAGAAGTAACATTAAGTGGTGGTTATTTTCCTACTGGTGCCATTACTAGTGCTAATGGTGTTGGTACATCCGAAAATAATTTATTACATATAACATATGCTAATGGTGTCCAAAACTATATCACGAATGTAACTAGTAATACAATAGTTACTACAGCAGATACTCCTGAATATGATATTTCTTCTCCAGAATCATATACACTTACCTATATGGCAACTGCAAACACCTTCGCGGCCCATGATCTTATCTATAATGATGATTATTCAGCTAGAGCACGAGTATTAGATTTTATTGATGAACCCGCTGTAAATACATTTCCTAGATCAATAGGTAAATCATATGAAGGATCTTATGTAGAGAGACCCGGTCAAACCAACTATATGAGAAGAAATATTCTGAATGGTAATACATCTCTCAGAGTTGATATGTTAACCACCCAAGAGTTTTCGGGTGAACTTTCTTTTATATCTGCCGAGGGTCCACCTGATGCGTATGGTGATCCCCATAGAATAGTTCTTGAGGATTTTTCTGGTATTTACCCAGAAGATTCTGTAACATTCATGCATACGGAAGATGAAGATATAATCATAAATGAGGATGGTTCGTATATCTTTGCTGAGGATAATGGAAGTGATCGTATTACGGCATTTGATGGTTTGTCAACAATTACATATAGCACTGGAACTATTACACAATCTGGTAATGTTATTACAGGTACCGCAACTATTTTTCCAAATGAGATACCATATGGAACACTTGCTTATGCAAATAGTTTAACAACAACTGTTGTATCACATACAAATTCCTCGTCAATTATAGTTGATAGCTCTAGAACTATATCTACAGGTGAGACATTTTCTATTAATTATAATCCTGCCTCATATCACGGTGAGACTATTGGTATATCTGCCGTTTCGCATCAAGCGAACTTAACTGTAACCGTAACGGAAATAGGCCATACAAAAACTAATTCTGATAGAGTTAAAATAGAAGGATCAGCCCAAGATATTTTTAATGGTATTTTTGATGTTTTACCCATAGATTCAAATACATGGAATTATATGCTCGCAGAGGAGTCATCATTACAACCTACTGGTGCACTTACATCGAAACTTGTAAAAACTGCATATCTTGATACTGCTAATGCCGCAATGATAGACACTTCATTGAAAGGTAATAATGCCGTTGTAGAAGTTTCTAGTGTTGCTGCTGGTTCAATTAAAGCTATAGACATCACAAATGTTGGTGCAGGATATTCTTCTGCCCCAAATGTTTTAGCAACTGATGGTGATAACAATGCACAAATTTCAGCTATTGTTGGTGCATTTGCACAATATCCCGGAAAATATAGAGGTACTCAAGGCCGATTAAATGATGCACCGAAAATTCAAGACAGTAGATATTATCAGAGTTTTTCTTATGTCTTGAAAGCTCCTATTGACACCAACAAATATAGAGCACATGTGGATAGGTTGGTTCATCCTGCCGGAATGAAAATGTTTGGTGAATTGGCAATATACCTTAAAACTTCTGCCGAACTTTTTAAATCTGGAGTACACGCGGGATCTGATGGATTACCAAAAGATGTGGATGATTATGATGATTCTGGATATGAACTTGGTCGTCCATTGTATGAACAATTACATACAAGAAGATATCATCCTATTATAATAATTAATCAGCCTCCGAACCTTCCTGCTCAGATTCAAACATATCGCCAGCCCGAAATTGAGGTATATACACATGATGCACCACACCATGCAATGGATGGAAAAATAGAGCATAGAGGTGATCAAAATCTACAAAGAGAAGATTTTAGAGATGTTGAATCCATGACACGTGCAAGTGGGACACAATTATCATTTATACTGAATCCCGTTGGAAGTAATAACGACCAATTTGAACTTGGTGAGGAAGTATTTCAGGGATCATCATGGTTTACGAGAATTAGAAAAGCAGAAGTAGCCGGATACAATCATGCCACTTTAACGTTAACCCTTATTAATATGGATCCTGTAGGAGATTTCGATTTAAATATGGATATTCGTGGTTATATTTCAGGAGCTGAATATCCTATTCTTGAAGAAACCACAAGACCAATGGGTGATATTAAAGAAATTGCTCATAGTATGGAAATAGGAGATGAAGTACAGATTACAAGAGCGGGTGGTACAACAGCAGACTTTTGGAATGGTAGTTATATAATTCAAACCATTCCAGATGCTAATACATATCAAGTCTTTTTATCAAGATATGGCAAAGATGGTGATCCTTATGGTGATCCGGGCGAGGGTGCCGCTGCTACAGCACAAACAGCCTATGGTGGAGCATATCTAAAAGTAGAAACAAAAACAGTAGCAAATGTTTGGAGAATTAGTTCTCAGAATTTTGGATCACCATTTGCTGGAGATATTTTATATGAGGATGAACTTATTGATGGTGAAATAGTTAATTATAAAACTATATTAGAATCAGGAGATACTTATTTACTTCCAATGGTAGAATTTCCTGAGGCCGATTCTGGAACAGTTACTATTGATATGAGTTTTAGTAGTGATCTCATGTTAGAAGATCATATCAATCCGGATACAGCAATGCACGAAACCGGATATGTTCTAGCAGAAAATCATGGGACAATGGGCACAGGCCCACAAAGATATATTTCTCTTGAAGATGATACAGAAGGAATAGAATGGAGTCATGAGAGAGGTCATCTTGGCCATGAACCTATGAGTATTCCTTATATGGAAACAACAGAGGTGATTACTGTATATGAAAATTTCGGTGATAATTTACGATATGAAGATGGCTCCCATCTTATAGAAGAGGGTGATGAAACATCTCGACCACTATCGAGATTTATGATTGAAGGTAGTCTTCCTGGCCATCGTTCTACAGAATATGAACACGGTAAACACCCACTTGGTGAAATTGAATTTGAACTCAAAGTATTTCAGGGTTATAGTTTCCTATTAGAGGATGATGTTACTTCTTGGATAGCAAACGAAGAAGACGATCCCTTTACACTTAAAACTTATAAAATATTGAATGAAGAGGGATATTTTAAAATTGCACCCGGCACCGAGGGTGATGAACACCGATATCAATTCCATCTTTATGAAAATATCGGAGACAATTTACGATTAGAAGATGATTCACACATGATTGCAGAGGGTGATGAAACTGCTGATGTATTGTCTAGATTCCTAATAAGTGAAACAAGCGAGAAACATTTTAAAACTCCAGTAGGAGAAATTGAATATGATCTTTATCAAAGTGTGGGACAATTATTAAGACTTGAAGATGGCTCCCATCTTATAGAAGAGGGTGATGAAACATCTCGACCACTATCGAGATTTATGATTGAAGGAAGTTTACCGGGATATCGTTCTACTGAAGCTGAACATGTTTTAAACCCATTTGGAGAAATTGAATATGTATTTGATTTGGCACATCCACCATTTGGTACAGCAGACACCGCTGTTTTAACACCACCGAGTATTTTGGGTGCGAGTGAAGGTTGGATACAATATGAAGATAATTCGGATCTTGGTTTAGAAGACGGTGGACAGCTTACTTTAGATACTGACAAATTACCTAGTGAAGGAAGTTTAAGAGAAGTTACAGTAAACTTAGTTGCAGATCGTTCCTATTTTAATTGGCACCTCATGACGGAAGATGATGATAATATTGTTTTTGAAGAGACTGCCGCAAATCAATGGGAACTTGGGACAAAATTAGCTGTAGAAGAAAATTATTTAAGAACATTCCAATTTCCGGGAACAGAATGGATGTTAGATAAAACTGCCTATCTAGCAGATAACCCAATGCGTGTTTATAAAATACATCATGCCATGAATCAAACTGCGGGTGGTGAATGGATGGAAAGACAAATTGGATCACAAGCCTTTGGTTGTCAAGTTGGGCGTTGTCGAGGTTCTAAACAAAAATATCAAGATGGTGTAAACCACACAGGCGACCCATTTTATCGTGGTGATTTAGGAAAATTTGGTGAGGATCGAACATTAGATGGCGATGCATATAGACAAAATTATGGTGAAGCTGGAAGTATAATTTCTGGGCCAGGACTCAATATGAACCATCCGGGCCGGATTGGATTATTTAATCAGTATTGGGAGTTGATGTCTATACATCATCCTATAATGCTTACGGGTCCGGCATGGTGGAAAAAATTTGAAATGACAACAACTGCTGTTACTAAGACGGCAGTGATATCACATTGGGCCCCAACTGCTAATTCTCAAGTAGAAGGAATAACACCTGATATTGTGAGGAGAAAACCACCAGGAATGAAAGCACAAGATGGGTTTTTTGCACTTGAGGATCTTACTGATGTGTCAAACCCTGGCGGTTATTTTGTTTTAGAAGAATTCCGTGCATCTAATGATGGTAGAACAGGTCGAATCTATACTGATTATGATATATCGATTAGAGGAGCAAGTTCTTCTTTTACTACATTTGGTCAACCTGCTGGACAAATTACAATGTCTGCCGGTGGTACAACAGTAAATGGAACAGATACATTATTTCAATCTCAACTTTCCTCTGGTGATATAATTCAGACTTTTTCTGAAAACGTTCTTGTAGAAGAAGATGAGGGTATAGTTATGGAATCTGATGAGAGAATAGAACACGAAACTGTTACCATTGAGGGATTGGTGGAGTATGCCGATTCAGGAGAGATAGCATTTCATTGGAATACACCAATGTCAAGAATTCGTTGGTATATAGCTACAGAAGAGACTCAAGGACAATGGGGCAATTATTATCCCGGTACAGGCTATGACCAAGAAACGAAAGAGGATACGCCGGGCTCTTATTATCTAGTTGGAGAGGCCTCTTTGTATGAACTTGAAATTGAATTAGAAATAAATACTCCACATGAGTCATCAGGAGTAGAAAATAAAGTAATTACATCGGAGTCTACGTGGGAACAACAGAATTTACTCTTGGAAGATGGATGGAAATTATTAATAACAAATCAAGCAGAATTTAGGGTTGAATCAGTTACAAATGATACAACCGCAACAGTAACACGGGGCAGTATCGATGGTACCGGATCCGTGCCGTTTTGGAGACAATCAACTGAAACTGAAGCTTCAGCTTCTATTTCAGGTTTACATTATTAATTGTATAAATATAATGAGATTGAAAATTTTAACAAAAACACTAATATAATTCAGAAGGAGACAGTAAAATGCCTGCTATAGTAACCAATAAATTTAGGATTCATAATGCAAAACAGTTTGTAGAGGCATTTGATGAAGTCGCAGCTACATCCGGTGATGCAATCGTGGATTCTAGTGGGTTATTGACTACCAACATGTATCTTTTCATTGGTAAGGTAACCCCATGGACAGACGACACACAACCCCCTACTCCTACAGATTCAGTATCTAATACTGTCTACAATCATTGGAGAGATATGATTGCAGCCAAGAGGATTGGGCCAGCTGATGTTAGTCACGTTGTACCTCGTTATAACTGGACATCAGGACAAAACTACTTTGCATATACACACGCAAATAATACATTATTTGATCAGACATTTTATGTCATGAACGAAGATTATAATGTATATAAGTGTCTTGCAAATAATAACGCCGGAGGAACTTCTACTACTGTACCTTCGGGAACAGGAACTTCTTTCATCCAAACGGGTGATGCATATAAATGGAAGTTCATGTATCAGATTTCAGCTGCAAGAGCTCTTAAGTTTGTAACACCTAGTTACATGCCTGTACAGAGAGTACGTAAAGCTAACCTTGCGATTGCTAATACTACAGATTCCTCAATGCAGTTTGATGTTGAGATTGCTGCTAATACTTCAGGTAATGGCGCGATTGAAATAGCACACGTAACTAACGGAGGAACCGCGTACAAATTTGAATCAGGCGCGATTCAATCTGGATATGTAGAAACCGGAACCACTTGTAAAATTGTAGGTACGGGTTTAGCAACTGATGATCTCGTTGATAGCGACATCTTCTTTACCTCAGATAGTGGTAGTGGAGCTACAGGAAAAGGTGGAAGAATTACCGCCTATGATGCTACTACTCAAGTTGTAACTTGGACACCTGCACTTTCTGGTGCAACAATTCCAGCAGATGCTGATGGTTATTCTATCGGGCCAGCTGTTACCATTACGGGTGACGGACACGGTGCGAATGTTAGAACAACTAATACCGTATCTGGAGTTATTGGTGATGTAGTTGTAGTTGCTGGAGGTAACAATTATGGTAACGCAGTTGCCACAATTTCCTCAAATGGTGGCACATCGGGAGCCATTTCACCAATTATCGGCCCACGTGGCGGACACGGAGATGATGCGACAGAAGAACTCGGCGGATTTTTCGTAATGGTCAATAGCCGATTAGAATATGGTGAATCAGGAAACTTCACTACAAACAACGATTTCCGTAAGATCGGACTTTTGGCACAAC